CTCAACAGGGACTCCGTTGACGTACAGGACTACGTCTTCCTTGGTGGCCGGCGTCGCGTTCCCCCACCCCTTCACCAAAGGACCCTTCGCCGTGAGAAGGAAGTCCTTGGTGTTGGCAGCCGACCCTGTGAATGGAGCCGCCTGGTTGTGAAGGAAGTTCCACGCGGCCGAGAAGACCGTCTGCGTTGCCGTGAACAAGATGTTCTGCAACGGGAAGTCAACGATGTCGTAGACCCCATCCGGGTTCAGGAAGAACTGAATACCCGCCGGAAACCCAGGAGGCGCCGTGAAGCTGGCCGTCAACCCAGCCACGATGGGTTCACCATTCACAACCACCGTGTATGTGTCAGCCCGCTGGTTCCGGACCAGGGACACGGTGACCTGTTGGCTCGTCCAGTCGATGCTCGAGCTCGCCGTAAACAAGCCCGAGTTGATCTCCAACGTGTCGATGCCTGCCACGCGCTTGAACGCGAGCTCCACCTGCACCGAGCTGTCATTGATCAGGATCAACAGGACTGTGTCGGAGTCCGGGGGAGGATCAATCTGCCCCGCCGCCGAGGCATCGAACGTAACGTCCGCTCGGTAGCTCGAGTTTGGAAGGAGTTTCCCGCTCGTGTCGAGGAGACGCCAACCGTAAGCGAAACCTACTGGCACGGAGAGCAAGACCTCATCGGTGCCCTGCACCGTGCTTCCGGTTCCGAGTTCTTGAGACAGGAAATCTGCCTGCGGATCGTTTGGAAGGAAAGTCGCGTCGTAGTCGATCGCCGTTGCCGGACTAACCACGCCCGTGTACTGGGCGGAAGTCATGCCGATCACGTCCACCTTCACCTGCTTGAGGTCAGCGTTGAACGGGTGCGTGACCGTCTGAGGGATGATGTTCTGTGGGTACGTCGTCTCGTAGCCGTAGGCATCCGGCTGCAAGATGCCAGGGGTGAACCCAGCCTCCGTCAGCATGTCCTGCTCGAAGTCGTAGCGAAGTTCCGACCCCGAGATAGGCGTGATCGTGAAGGGAGGCGGCTCACCTTTGCAGAGAACCTCTGCCTGGTTCAGAGGGGCATACGCCGCGATGGCGGTACCACCGATGTCTCGAGGACCAGAGACGATAACCCGGTACAGGCCGCCCAGTGTCGTGCCCGTGTGGTTGAGCAGCACGGAGGTCGGACCCCAGACACCATCGACTCCGGTTTGGACGCTCAGCACCGTGACCGGAGCGGCACCGGTGATGTCCATGATCGTGTAACTTGCCGGATCGAACAGGTCGGCGTCCGGTGACATCTCATTCGAGAAAAACACCTCGATGATGAAGCCCGTAACCGACACCGCCGAGATGACCTCGGGTGGGTTCGCAAGACCGTCGATGCAGCCGTAAGGGCCCGTGCCATACGCACACCCACCGTAACCTCCGGTGATGGCGATCGATGGCTTGCCGAACCCACCAAGAGCACCGTAGGGGCTCGTGCCGTACGCATAGCCACCGTAACCTCCGATAGGAGGCACGGTGGGGGGAAGCATGACGCCTCCGAGCCCCCCATAGGGGCCAGTCCCGTAGGGCTCAAGTCCGTAGCCGAAGACGCTCATCTACCACAGCGCAAAGTTGGGGTTCGGTTACACAGTACCGGTGAGAGACAGGGTCAGTCCGTCCGTTCCAGCCGGCTGAACTGCCGGGTAGGTGACTTCGAAGAGCAACATGTGCGGAACACCCGGGGGCACCACGAACCCGAGCTGTGCGAGAGGTTGAACGATGAACGCGCCGACCGGGACGCCGGGGGCGATGGGGCCACCGAGTGTGCTCAAGTCGAAACCGGCCGGGCTGTAGCCCGCGCCGCCGAGGGGATCGATGATGGGCACCACAGGGCCACCCAGAGGACCGAGGTAGACCTGCACGAAAGTGCCGGCGGTGAAGGGACCACCGACCGCCCAGAAGAGCTGGAGGGGTCCTGGGCTGCCTGGAGGGCCTGCCGGGGCCGGAGCCACCGTGAAACCCGTCGTGCTGTTGATGACATCGAACTCCTGAACGATGAGCGGAGGCACGATGATCGCCGGAGGCGTCGGCACCAACATCTGCCTCGAGTAGGTGTCTTCGACTACCCCACTGGCAGCCAGGGTGATACGACCCTGAGCGTCAATCGTCAGATCAGTCCGCGTGTAGGATCCGGGCGCAACGCCCGTAGCCGTAAGGTCCACGCTGACAGCACCGTCATCGACACCAGAGTTGGTGATCGAGGTGCCCACACCTGCCGAGAGGACCCGGTTGTCGGTGAGGCCAGCAGCCACGGCGTGCGTGATGAACGGGGCCGTGCTCGGGGCCGCACCACCACCGCCACCACCAGCGATCTCGTCGATGGCGTCCTGGACGTTCTCGGAGACAAGACCAGAGACCGTGTTGTCGTAGAACAGCGACGTACCGATGGTCAGCGCCTGACGAGTGACGGAGCCGATCTGCGTGATGGTGCCGTACTCCGAGGAACCGAGGCGCAGGAAAGCAGTGCCGACGACACCTGTGCTGTCGATCGAGAACCCGAGGAATCCCGGGGCTCCCGTCGTCGTATCTCCCAGAAGTGTGCGTCGCAGGGTCAGCGACAGATCGCCAGGCACCGCCGCAGCCGTCGGGTTGAGCTCGATAGCTTGTGTGACAACACCACCGGGATCAACCGTGATGACGCACCCGTTGTCGAAAATGAGGTCTTCGGACCACGAACGAATTGAGAAGCAACCGGGGCCAACACCCACCTGCTCGAAACGACAATGGTTGAACATCGCCGTGACGCCACCAAAGGCAGGCACCGTGGAGTCCACCGTGCCGAGCGACGGTCCGAGAAAGAAGCAGTCCTTGGCGATGAGTGCTGAAGTGCCAGCCGCAGCAAAAACGTCAAACGCCAGAGAGTCGTCACTGAACGTATCGGTCTGAATGACGCGAGTGTTGTCCAGGAAGGCTCGTCCCCGCTCGACAGAGATGCCCGCACCCTGGTTCGCTGCACCACCGCCATTCTGAAGCAGTTCGGTGTTCACCAAGTAGACATCGCCCTCACCGATCTTGCGGAGCAGCGCGTTGGTGGTCGCACCAACGTTCTCGAGGACGAGGTTCGAGATGTAGCAGTACTCACCGAGGTTCGGCAGGTTGGCCGTGAACGTGAGCGCAGGAACACCACCACCGTTGGCGGCGCGGACGTTCACGCTGCGATCGAAGTCAGGGTGCTCCCCGTTGCCACCGCCCGAGCTCGGCCACCCGATGACGTGAACGTAGGGTTTGAACTCCACGTCCTCTTCGTAGAGACCCGGGCGAACGGCTACGATCATCGGTTGCGTCGCACTCGGAGCGATACCACCGTTGAAATCGGCGTTGGTCTCAGCGGCCAAGATGGCCTCAGAGATTGTCGAGAAATCCGCGAACCCTTCCGCAACCGCCGGATCGTTCGGGGCCTGGAGGTTGTCCTTGCCCCGGTTGGCATCGACGTAGATGATGCGACCGCTGGCGCTGACATGCTGGACCAGGCAGAGAAGCCGGTTCAAGTTGAAGTTTTGGTCGTTGGCCCAACCCTCCGCAGAGATATCCACGGGGATGATGCCGGTGCCATCCCGGCGCTCACCAGCAGCGACAAGCTTGAGGTCACCAAAGAAGGTGTCGTAGCGAAGACGAACGTACTGCTCATCTTGTGTCGGGAGGCCCGCGTCGATGACGAGGCGAATGAGGTACGGACCCTCGTTGTCCACCGTAAAGGTGACGGGACCCGGTCCGAAGATGTTGCCGACCAGGGTGGCGGCCGACGGGTTTCGGTCTTTATCCTCGGGAGCGAAGGCGATCGACCAGGCGTAGCTGGTCGCCGGGCCTCCGACTTGGTCGAGCTGCACCACGTCCCCAGCACGGAGATCGTCGCGGCTCGCCCCGACCACCGGATTGATACCGTTGACGAGACTTTGGATCAGTGCGGGCATGTTGCTTCCTCGGCCGGAGAGATCGGCGGTTCTATCCTTGGGGCCCCTATAGGCCCGCCACCGAGGGAGCTAGATGAAGAATTGAGACGAAACGTCCTCGCCCAGCACCGTAAATGGCGTTCGAACGCCCAGACGCTCCACCGTCAGGCGGTAAGACTGTCCTGTGGCCTCCTGGGGCATCCTCGTGGCAATTTGGAGCGTGCTCGGCGCGACACGCACACCGGTCGCGAAAGATCCCGCAGGCACCAAACCGACAGGACCGCCGTTGTTGCCGAGCAAAGTCTCGAGACGATAGTCTCCCGCGTTCTGCCCTTCGAGAAAAGTTAGAGTTTCACCTTCAACGGCGTTCGAGAAATCCTGGTTTGGATCCTCGATTTCACCATCCGCGTTAATGGTGGCCGTCCCCGTCAGCCCGGTAGGGCTTGTCGTGTACGGGTTCGCCACGAGGTCGCCGTTCTCATCTTCATCAAGAGCTCCGACGAGGCGTAGCAGGCCCACGACTCGGTAGCGTCCCAATGTCGCGGCATCTTCTCCTCCGCTCGTCGGCTTCGTGTTGGGGCCGTCGAGAATCTCGAGCACCGCTCCGGGGCACACCGCACGGAAATCCAAAGTCACGTCCTGAAAGAGCTGACGCCCGGGAAGAGTGACTCCCTGCGTCCCCACAATTTCTTTCATGCCGCAACAGAACTTGCGGAAGTCCTCGTAGTACCACGAGTCCAGATCGATCATGGGCTCGGCAGTGAACAGGTCGCCGAACGTATCCAGGAACAGATGCCGGTACTCGTAGAGGGCCTTAGCCGGCTTGAGCGCTCGCAGGATCCGGACGTTGTTTCGGAACACACGGAAAGGGTCCACAGGGAACCCAGTCCCAAGCTCTCCTCGAATCAGGTCACCGGTCGTCGGGTCCGTGAATACGGTCCGGCATAGAACGTTGACCTCGAACTCGTGCTGCTCCCCAAGACCCCAAGCCGTGTTGGGATCAGTCGAGAAGTCGACCTTGGCCAGCACATCCACTACGGCTTCAGTCAGCAGGTTGAGGCCCTCCTCGACCACGTCCTCGGTTGCTCCTTGAAGGAGCAGCAGGATCATGCGGCGCAAGAACTCACGGTACGTGAGGTCGCCGTCGATCTCCGGAACGCCTCGAGGCGTCTTGTCCGTGTCCGGAAAAACGAGCGTACCGATCATCTGCCAGAGATACTCGGGCCGCGCGAAATCTACGTCCGACTCGAGCGTCACGTCCTCGAGCTCGAGTTGAATCTTGGCGAGCTGTTCGGCGATGGCCTGGAACTGCAAGACGTAGAAAGGCCCAGGCACCTCCGCCACGTAGTTGGACGGAAGCACGTCCTGAAACGTCCGAAGGATCGAGTTGGTGATGTCGCGAAGTGAGCGACTTCCCTGCTGCCCTGCCGTAGAGACCGGCGCCGGGTTCTGCTCGCGCTGAAACGGCAGGTACGGCGTCTTGGGAAGAATGAGGGGCTTGTCTTCGTCAGACACCGCGCGTGTCCTCCACGAAGGTGAAGATGAAATTGCCCACGTCAAAGAACTCGATGGTGCCGGCTTCGATGTCCTGCACCCGCGCCTCCACGAACGCAACCGTGTAAGTCACCGTGAACGCATGGAGCTCCGGACGGTCATCCGCTGCCAAGGAGACGAGAACTCGGTTGGCTGTAAGCTGCTCGCGAATCGCCTGAATCTCCGCCGCAGTGTTCGCCGCCGGGTTGTTGTTTTCGATGGTCTCGTCATCGCTGAACCCAGGAATGACGAGCCCGTCGTTGCCGATGATGAACGCCTGGTCTGCTTGTTCTCGAAGCACTGTCGGGTCCGTCGTGACCAGCGAGAGTTGCTGGTCATCCTTGAACACACCAGTGAACTGAGTCCCATCGCCACCCCCATCCGTGGTGGGATTGTCCAGCGGGTTCTCGAGGAGCCAGGTCTTTACCGTGTCGGTCGAGTACGGGATCGCCTTCGTCCCGAGAATGACCTCCACATCGCCTGCCTCAGAGGGCACCGACTCGCGCACGACCAAGCTGTTCTGGCTTCGAGCCAACTTCCGAATCGGACTCTCCACGTACGAGACGCCGGTCGTGTTGTCGATGACCGCGACGATGTCCGACTGTCGTACCGCCGCCCCCAACGGGAGAGCTCGCAGGAAGGTCGTCAGGTTGGTCCGCACGTTCGTGTCAGCAGTCGAAGTACGGAAGCCGTTTTGAGTGACGATCGTAGCCGTGATATCTACCGGGATCGGCACGGCCTCCTTCGCCAACACATCAGCAGTCAAGTGCTTCTGGGCATCCAGGCTTGCCTGCGCGCTGGGGATGACGAAGTTCGTCTGGTACGTGACCGTGAAGTTCTCCGCATGGTCGTAGTCCACCAACACGCTCTGTCCGCTGCGGATCTGGCTGTTAGGCGTACGACGGATACTGAGCGCCGTAGTCTGCGTACCCGGCACGATCACGTAGTCTGAAACACCGCTCGGGTCCTGGGGACCACGGTACTGAACCGTGCGCTCCGTGTTGAACACCGCGACCGTCAATGGGTTCGCACCAAGGTTGTCAACGAACTCATCGAACTCGCCGAGAAGAATACGTTCCTCGTTCGTCACGGAGATGCTCTCACCACTCGGAACCCCGTTGACCTGGATGATGTTCAGGAACGCTTGCGCGTCCTCTGAACGACCGAGCAGAAGCGGATCATCCAGGCGCACGAACTCAAAGTTCTCCTCCGGAAGCTGCCCAGACACCTGACCCGAAACACTGACCACTGAATTCACGGGCTGTCGGGTAAAGACGAACCGTGTGCTCGTCAGGTAGCGGTAGTCGCCCAACACGATGTCGCCGAAGGCCACGGTGGGCTGACTGCCCGTGTTGGTGAGCTGGATAGTGCGGTAGTCCAGGATCTCCACATCAGCCAGGTTGAAGAAGGTGCCCTGAGTCGCATTGCGCAAACCCAGACCCAAGGTGGGGTCGTCAAGCAGTTCCGCGATCGGGTTCGACGGCGACAGGTTCGTGTCCAGAGCTCGGAACTGAAGTGCAAGCGGGTTGCCGATGATCTGGAACTGCACGTCGAACGCAGTCTCAAACGTAAAGGCAAAGGTGTCGGTGACGTTGCCGACCGACGCACCTCGAAGCCACACGTCTACCTTGCCGCCGACATGCTTGTTGAAATCGGTGTCGAAGTCCCGCTGCATTAGATCGTTGCCCGCAGCCACGACCGACACCTCTTGGACTCCGGCAACATCCGCCGCTACTTGGAAGGTCCCCTGCTCGGTGCCCGAATCCACCGAGGCCAGCGCGTTGCGGGTACGGGTAGCGAGAAGCAGATTGGTCTCCTGGTTCGAACCTCCAAATGTCGGGTTGTTGTTGGTGACCGACAGGCCCGGAAGCGACGTTACGATAGTCCGGATCTGACCCGCCCCCAGGTTGCCGGCGGTACCTGGAGATTCTGCCTCGATGGGGAGCTGAATCTGGTAGGTGTTCGTCGTCGGGTTGAAGAAGGATGCGACGTTGTTGATGGGAATGGATCCGTCCGTCGTTGTCACGAAGCGCACAGCACCGCTGGCGATGCGAGTACCCAACGGGATGAACAACGTAGACGAAGGTCGCGTTCGAGTGAAGAACGTGGCGAACCCTCGAGCTCGAGTACCCGAACGGCGGAAGACGCCATTGCGGGACGCAAGCTGATCAAACGACTGGTCGAACAGGGCCTGCGTGTCGGCCGGGTTCTGGAGCTCGAACACCTGCTGAAGCGCCTGCTTGTACGGGCTCTGTGCGACCGGGGTAGGAGTACCATTAGCCTCGATGCCATCCACCTGGAGCAGCGTGTCCACAGACTGAACGCGGTAGCTCCAGTCCACGAGGAAACGCAATCGAACGGCCTCATTGGCGGCTGGGTCTACGACCGTGTCACGAATGACGGATCCCGGCTGCACCGCGATCTGCGGAGTTGTCCGCGAGATGGCCGTCAGCGTGTCTTCAACGATCTCGAGCCGTGACGGGGCCGGGAACGTTCCGACATTCTCCCGGATGATCGTCGGTCGTCCCGACACCTCGGGGGAAAACGCAGACTCCACCTCAAGCTGTGTCGCCGAATTGTAGAACACCGCCGTCGCAACGTAGAACAGAGGTTCGGTCAGGTCGGTGGCCGCAAACTCAGCAATAGGCACCGTGGGAGGCACGCTTCCCGGCCCAGCCTGGCGATTGTGCCGGAACGTGTAGAACGACCGGCTAACCAAAGACTGCACGCTGTACGTGCTCCGGATAGTCCTCGTGGTCTCCGGCACCTCGAAAGTCTCCACGAAGTCCGTACGGAGAAGCGCAGACCGTTCCTGGATGGTGATGGCAGCGGCGAGTTCGGGAGTCAGTGGGATGCTCTCGAGGTTCTGGATCACGTCGTTACTGCTCGTCTGCGTCTCCGTGATTTTGACGTAGAGAGGGTCGGCAGCCGGAGTACCATCAGGGTTGGTCGCAACCGGGTTGTCCACCTGAAGGCTGCCGATCGTCGTCGTCTCCTGCACCGTCGTCACATCCGACAACGTGTTCAGATTGACGCGCTGGTAGCCTGTGGAACCGCCACCAGTAAACCTCGAAGCGTAGAAGTTGATCCCACGAAAAGTGGAGTTGGCCACTCCCTCGATGCGAATCTCTACCTCGTCGTCGAACTGCTCGACGCTGATGTTGCTCGGGACCGTTCCGATGAGAGCGATGTCCGCCTCTTGAACCAGCGTCACTTCGACGCGAGCCGAAGCCGACACGGCACCAGAAAAGGAGACAGAACGCACCTCGATAATGTTGAGGCCAGCAGCGAGCTCGAGGCCGTCCGGGAACACAGACGGGTTCGGGAAGGAAAAGGTCGTCCCCTCGAACAGAATGAAGTCGGGATCGGAAGTGAAAGCCCCGCCACGGATCGAAATCTGCATGTCGATCGTGTCGGCATCCATGGTTCCTTGGAAGAACCTGGAGGTCATCGTCGTAGAAAAGATGGTGGTCTCTCGAGCGACGCCATCCGGGCCAATGATTTGTGGAGTCGATGCCATCAGGTGATTCCTCCTGGCGGCGCAATGCCAGGAATGGTGCCGGTCCGACGATCAAGACCGAAGCCACCAAGACCGAGCGAAAGGCCGTTGGTACCGGCAAGTGCCGCTGTGCCCGGAGCCGCGAAAACTGTGGAAACGACCACCGGCACGTTGGAAGCGTTCGCTGCGATGATCTGCACCTCGAACACCGTCGGGTCGAACTCAGAGGGCAGCGTGTTGATCGCGATGACGTTGGCCAGACGCTGGCGAGCCGTGACCTCTTGGTAGCGACCGGCGAACTCTTGAAGTCGCTGGAAGACCGTCAGCGCGTTGATCACGTCCTCGTTGACGGAGGCCAAGCCCGTACCTGTCGCCTTGGTGCCGATGCGTGTGAGCAACGTGGTCCCATACTCGGGGTGAAAGGGGTTGGAGCCCTTGATCGTGCTCAGCACCTTGAGCACGTCCTGGTTCAACAGATCCTCGTTGACGACCGTGAAAGGAGTGCCGTCAGCAGAGATGAGGTAGTCGTTCTCGATACCGAATCCCTGGCAGCGCCGACAGTAGCGTTGGTACGTCGTGTAGGAGACCTTGAAGACCGGGTTGCCTTTTACCGGCTGCGTGAACTGAGGAAAACGAACCGTGACTCGACGGATGTTCGCCACACCAGGCGTGGTAGCGATCTCTGGACGCTCTGCGAACCGCCACGGCGGGTAAACCATCCGTCCTCGAGCTCGAGTCTGGTTCACAAAACCGAGTTGGGGAGCACCATCCCCAGTCACGATGACCTGCGAGCGCGTCCCCTGGTCACTTAAATCCGTCAGCCGCAAATAGCCGTTGAGATTCTGAGCGACGATGGTGACCTGCCCATTCCGGAACGCTGCGTTTAGAAGACCGACGACCCGGTCTGTCGTGATGCGGGCCCCAACCGGAAGCTCGTAGTTCTCGATCGACTGAGTGCGGTTCCGGATCGAGATCGTGTTCTCGTTCTGGATGACGCGGAAAGGACCACTGACCGAACCGTAGAGCTGAGCTCGGCTATGGAGCCCATCTCTCGGCACCGAAAGCTGGTCGTTCGCAGTGATGCGGATGCTGTTCGAAGCAACAGGCTGCCGGGTGACCAACGACCTCCGGTCGTCGCCCAAAACCACTTCCTCCTCCACCGTGAGGTGGGGGCACGCATGGGCGATCTGGAAGTCGAAACTCATGGCTCACTCAGGGAAGGGCTATAGGCAAATTCACACGGCAAACGGGTCTGTACCGTCTGGATCCTCCAAAAGCGTGTCGTAGAAGGCGATACCGCTCGGGTCCACCTGGCCGCTTTCGGCGTTGATGTCGTTGCTCGCTTCGGATAGTGAAGTTCCATCCGCACGGCGACCGAGGTTGATACGTGTAAAGTCAGGCTCGCCGTTCTCATCCGTTTCGTAAAAAGTCCTGTCCATCTGGTTCACGATGTCGGTCAGATGAAGGTTTCGAGCGAAACGGTTGGCGTCCGGAGGCACTGGATAGTCAGGCACCGAGCCGCCTACAGCTTGCTGGATCAGAGAGTCGCGCTCTTCCATGAGCTGCTCACGTAAGTCCATCAGCTTGACAATCTTCTCCTCGAGCTGAGTGAGCTCCGCAAGTTCTTGCCGTACCCACCGGCGAGCCCAGTCCATCTTGATCGCGACCTTCGCCCCCGCAGTAGCCTCTTCCACGTACCGACCTGCGTTGCGCGTCAAGTCAGTCAGCTTGACGGACAGCCCGCCAGGGTACCGACCCCCCACGTCATACGAGTCCGCGCTCGTCACCGAAATCACGCCACCGTAAGGCTGATCGAACGGGGTGGACTCGAACCCGGCTTGGGTGACGACCTCGTTGGGGTTGTCGTCGTCGTCATCCTGGGGATCTTCATCGGTCGTGAACTGCACCTCATCAGGCTGCAACCACAACGAGATCGACATCGGGTTGCCCCCTTGGGCGATATACGCCTGCACGAGCTTCTCGAGCGACGACCCCGGGGAAACGACGAACCGAGTGCGTTCCTCCGTCACCGTCGTGACCTCTCGCTCGGCACCGGTCTCGGTCTGCACCACGTCAGTCCGCGACCGATAAAAAACGGTGATGCGTCCGATACGGTTGAGCTCAGCGTTGATGACCTGCAAGCGACCCCGAACAGCACGCCGCTCGTTCAGCGTCCAGTCACGAAAAGCCTTCCATTGGCAGGCTCGCATGGTTCCGAGGAAGTTGAAGGGCATCAGGTGTCTCCACTGAAAAGGGCCCGGAAAATGTCGATGGCCAAATTGGGGATGCCGCCTGCAAACAGGACGATGCCTCCGCCGTACGCATCAGCTTCAGGGTTCTCGGGTTGGATAGGTTTGTTGGTCGAACCGACGAGGGCCGTCGTCACCCCATCGGTGCCGGGCGCGACGACCACGAGCCCCGCCGCCGGGGTGATGGAGAAGAAGAAACGGAGCAATCGTTGAATGAGCGCGTTGATACGATTGAGGAATGCTTGAAGCTCCCGGATTCGACTCTGAAGGAACTCGATGTAGCGACGGATGGTTTCCGCGATGCTCTCGATGGCTGCCTGAATGGAGCGCAGAAGCGCGAGGATCTGGTCGAAGAAACGGTCGATCGAGGGAATGCCCTGCGGGAACACACGGAAGGCAATCCACCCACGCTCTTGGGGGCGCACCGCAGGACCGGCCGCAACTTGAAGCACGAACGCAGCACCCTCGTAGACACTGTCGGGCACAAGGTTGCGGAAGAAGTCTACGTTGTTGAGCCGGTTATTCGTCCGGTTGTAGACGACAGGAGCCTCATCAAACGAGCCCCGACCCGCGCCCGGGATCAACGACTCTTCAGGGGAGGCAAAGAAGAAATGAGGGTCTCGAGCGAGCACGGTCTCATTCCCCATCTCACCACGGATACGGTCGGCTGCTCGACCCCCAGGAACCCCAATCGAGTAGGGGTTCGGACCAATGCCCTTCTGGAGGTTGGTGTCTTGAAGGAGCTCGAGAGGCGTTCCCCCAGGAAGACCCTCGAAGAGCTGCGTGAGGTTGGGATCAACCGAAGTAAAGTAGTTCGTCTCTCCAAAGATGATCTGGAAGTTGAGCAAGTCCTCAGCACGCTCGACCGCAAGCTGACGAGCAGGAAGCGGAGGCAGGTTCTGAGTCAGCAGGCGGTTCGTGTAGTTGATGCAGTTGATGAACAGCTTCTTCCGGAACTTGGCCGGGTTCGAGTCTGCCTTCTCGAAGAACTTCTTGATTTGCCGACGACCAACAATCTGCGGCAACATGAACTGAGCAATCTGCTCAAGCTGCGTCGCCTTGTTGGCGCTGCCTTGGTAGGTGTCCCAGTACGGAGGCTTTGAACCATCTTTGAGAGGCCCACTCGGCGGGAACCCAACAGAGACGTTTCCCTTACCGAGAAGCACAGGAATGTCCGCACGGCTCAAAGCCATGATGGCCAGAGCTTCGGCTACAGCCCGCAGGTAGAGCTGCGTGCTGGCATCTGGGAAGAGGATGCGCGTCACGTCCGAAGGTGGTCCCGCATCGTTGAAATCAATGAGGTTGTCCGGATCCGAGCCGGGAGCCACGTTGACCGTAGGGCCTTTACGATCTCGAAGCGTCTGTTGGTCGAGAACGAACTGGTAGTCCTCGGGTCCTCGAACCGAACGGTTGACGGCGCGGACCCGAACGAAGAACTGGTCGGGCTGCCGGTTGTCGTTCGTGCGCTTGACTCGTCCCCCACCAGACAAGCTCGTGTTGAGATCAAAGTCTGCCTGGAAAGGCATGTCTTCGAAGCGGAAAGAAGCGCCGTACCCCTTTCCGGGGAAGAACAGATTCTGGGCGAAGGGGACGAAGAAGGTTCGTTGCAGGAAGAATTTGTCGCCCTCCTGGAGAAGACCCAAATCCACCGGAGACTGGTCACCGATACCCCGCACACCGTAAACACGCACGGCGTCAGATTTGAACTCCCCCCGGATGTCGACGGCATCGTTGAAGTTGATGCGTCCATTGATCTGGAGCTGCTGGATGCCGCCACGAATCGCCAACGGCTGACCGTCAGGATCGAGGAGCTCAACCACCTCGGTTTTCGCCGGCTGATTGTTCAGATCCATATCCTGGGCGGAGCCTTCGATAACACGCTCGGCCACGAGCTTAAGCGGCTGTTCGCGCGTTGAAAACTCGACCAAGAACCCGGCCGGCGGTGCAATCGGCACATCCGGGAAAGGAGCTCCTGGAATCGGAGCCATCTCCCACGTCAAGTTCACCGCGTTGTACGGGTTGTTGATGTTGTCGTCTGGACTCTCCTTGTTGAAGATCTCGCTACGGAAGAACCCTCGGTTGAAGGAGAAGATCGTGGCGCCGTCGTATCCATAGGTTGCCTGGATGTTCACGACCCGGTTCTGCATCCGAGGTAGCGGATACTGCCGGCTGAACAGAGCCAAGATCGACTTAATGAGTTGGATGATCCGGTTGATGCCACGGATGTCCGCCTGCACGAACAGGAAAACAGCGATACACGTGGAGAACTCACTGATGTCCGGGCGGTTGGGATCCTGCGTGTCTTGCAGGCGTCCAACCATTCGACCCTCATACTGCGGGTAGCCACCACGGAGCGCGGCGAAGTCCGGACCCTCGAGCGCGTAGAAATCACCGTGGATGTAGATGCCGAGCTGGCGAATGTCGTTGAGAAGCGCCTCAATCAGGTTCCGAATCGCTTCGATGAGAGCGATGAGAGGATCAAGTAGACCCGTGGCAAAAACTTTGAGGATCTCCAACACCGCGAGAAGGATGTTGAGGATCTGGATGAGGAACGAGAAGAAGGCATCGATCGCCTGACGAACAGGCTCGAGGAAATCCGGGATAGTGAGCGAGATCGTCTGCCACTGACCGATTACGCCCTGTTGTTGCGGTCCCTGTTCTGGGTTCGACATCAGGCACCTCCTCCCTTCTTGAGGCGCCGCAGCTTCACATTGAGCATGTCGATCTCGTTGAGATCACGGTCCACCTGTGTCTGACAGATGTCGCGGATTTGCGTGAGCATCTCTGCGTAGAGTTTGAAGGTAGGGATTTGAGCCTTGTCCCCGTCCTTCACACGGCCGTAGTTGTCGGTCCACTCACCAGCTTCGATCCCCATGGCACGGAGACGCTCCTTAGCCTCCTCCACGGACATCTTGGAGAGGTCGAAGTCAAACGGCGACCGGTACTTGTACTTTTCCTTGGGGTCAGCCATCAACTACCTCCCGAGATGGAGTTGGTGATCGGGTTGATCGCTCCCCCCACCGCATCGGTGATCGAGGTGGTCAGGCGCTGGAGACGGCCTCGAGCACTGTCGAAGCGTTCCAACGCACGGAGGAACCGGTTGCGGGTCGGGATCGTCCCGTCTTCACGTTGAACTCGGAAATCGAGCCATGCGAACCGGAGCTGCCGGAGCTGATCATTGTCGTCCAGGATTTCGTCGATCCTGTCCGTCAAAACCGGACGACCATCACCCACATCAGCCGAGGGGTTGTTCGCGTTGCTTTCCAGAGTCGAGTAGCTCGGGATCCCCGCGCCCGAGCCCGGCGGGAACTCAGCGTCCAGACGGAAGTCGTTGACCCAGAAGCGCCGATCCAGCACTCCCAGCGAGTCCGTAGTGTTGGCGAACGGGCTGATGTTCACCAGACCTCGCACCCCGTCGATGAGCTCGTTACTCATGACCCCCTTACCTTCATCGGGAATCAAGGGGTTACCGAGATCGGCGATGTGGTCGTCTCGCTGGAAGACGAAGTAATTCCCGAACTTATCTTCACGGAAGAAAAGGTCAAACTCTTCGAGGAAACTGAACGTACGCTCGCGCATGAGCAGAACGAGATCGATCGCCTCCGTCGAGAACAGGTTGTTTGGACGGATGATCTTGTAGGAGAAGGGCGCGATGCTGAACAGGTTCCCCGCGTAGGAGTTCGCGATCGATCCCGACTCACCCGCGAAAGCGGTGGGGCGAAGATCAAGCTGACCTTCCACACCCGGACCACCCGGGGGGTCTGCGAACGGGGCCGTCGAACCCGAGACTGTCGGAAGCACGGCGTACTCGGCATCGATGCCGAAGGTCACGTTGCCTCCGCCAGGGCTGGCGCTGAACTCCGTGTCGCTCTCGACGAGCACCGCGTCTCCGAGGATCTCAGTGATGCGATACCAGCCTCGGTTGTCATCGAACTCGGACGGAGCACCCGCGATGAAAGGCACCTCCTGGCCCGTCTGAGCCGTCGTGCGTCCGGGGACACTCCGGTCGCCAAAGGGACGGCTCGCCCGCTCCTGGCCCGTCGTGGGGATTCCTGTGGGGCCTGAAAGCAGACCCGACGAGTCGATCACCACGATGTCCCCAACTTCGATGCCGAGGTTGGCGAAGTTGAGGTCCGTATCCGTGTCTCGAAGCCGGCGTTGGTCGGTCGGGCTGCCTTCCACCGGAACCCAGCCCCCCGACTGTGCGGTGAAATCCGCAGTGCGCTCGAAGACGACCCGGTCGGTGATCTGTGAGAAGAGCTGCGCGTTGCTCTGCTCATGAGGCACGGGTGGCTGGTTCAGGTAGATCTCGTACGGCTTGCCGGCTACATCAGCAGCACTCAGCACCGTGATGCCAGGCTCCTTGAGCCAGATCTGCGTGGCCGACTCGATGCCCGCAATCTCCACCTCTTCGAGCAGTGTGACCCCATCATCGTCGAACAGACGGAACATGTCGCCCGGGTTGATGTTGACGAACTCGTCGTTGAAGGGACCCAAATTGGTCCCTGTGAACGAGGTCACCACGTA